TACTTAAACGGGCATCTGAGATTTCATCTTAATTCTGTTAATAAGGATATTCATTATGAAAAAACGTCTTGGTTTGGGTGCGGCTCTGGTTGCGGTTTCGGGTTCTTCTTTTGCTGCGCTTCCTGCTGAAGCTCAAGCGGCAATGGATGAACTAGGCACATTTGCTACTGATATGGTTGCTGCGGCTTGGGTAATTGTACCTATCGTTGTAGTTGGCTTTATTGGTATCAAGCTATTCAAGAAGGCGCAAACAAAGCAACTTAATTTGTACGTTGCATGTTATTGGGTGGGCATCTGCCCACCCTTTTTTTATGCTACGGAGGGCAACAAATGCGAATATTTTTGATGGCAATAATTGGCGTAATGCCATTGGCTATAAACGCGCAGACGTACTATCAAATAAATAAAGGCTATGCAGTTGGTATTATGGTCACAAGCGCATGGGATTTGACATCATATTCACAAGGCAAATGCGAAAAGTATACTGATAGTTGGGGGCTGTATGGTACGTCAATGGGGCAACATTTTCTTTATCATCTTCATATTTTCAGGCACCAAAATCTAGCGTTTACACTGATTCGCAATGCGCTAACGCCTACGGCAAACGAGATGTTTACGCATGGTTTGATGCTAATGTGTCATGCCCTGCTGGTGAGGAACGTAACCCAATTACTTATGAGTGTGAAAAGGTCTGTGCGCTCCATCAGAATTAGATCCTGATACGAATGAGTGTTACACGCCCCCTTACTGCGAAAGAGACTCAACATGGAACGAAATCTTCGCTGCTGAACAGTCATGTGCAGAGGAGTCAGGCATATTTAATTATCAATGTGATGATTTCTTAGAGACTCTTAATATGCGTTGTACTCAACCTAATATGTGCGCGCCGGGTCTCCCTAATTATCCAGCATGTTTGGGTGATATTGACCCCACCGACCCAATAGAGCCGCCAGATGGTGGTTTTGAGCCACCGCCAATTGGTGGTGATAATCCTCTGCCCCCTGTTGATATAAATCCCCCTGACGAAATACCGCCTCAAGATGGTACAGATTCAGCAGTCCTTCAGGCGATACAAAATCAGCATCGTGATATGAACTCTGCATTGAATCATATTAGCTCGGATTTGAATCATGGTTTTGCGGATGTAAATAACAATCTTCGTAGTATCAACAATACGAACAATGCTATTGGTCAAACTATCGTTGACCAAATGAATCAAGATTATGAAATCTACCAAGCCCAACGTGATTTAACGCTGCAAAATACAGCTGCAACTTACAACATGGCATCAACCATTAGCGGTTCTATTGATGGTCAAACAGATAACTTATTGGATGGCCTTTCGAATCATGGTCAATCAATAGTCGGTGCAATTGATGGTCTTGGTGAGTCTTTAGAGGGTGTTGGAGGTTGTACACCCAACGAAGAAAACAATTATACCTGTGAGGGTCGTACAGGTATGGATAGCGATTTGGTATGGGATATTACTGGCGATATAAACACACAAGTTGATAGCGAGTATTCAAGCGCGTTCGGCTCTGTTGTATCTGGGGCGCAATCTTATATTGATGGTGGTCAAACGGACGAAATGAAAGGCGTTATGGATTCGGCTATTGGTGTGCTGTTTGGTGGTCTGCCTAATATCGGCTCATGTACTCCGTTTAGTCTGCCTATGCCAAATGGCAATGAGGTGTCATTTGGTTGCGAGTTCTCCGACAAGTTCAAATTGATTGCATCATGGCTGATTTATATTTACACGGTTTGGACACTGATTGATTTGATGTTGAACGGCATTAATCCAGCACAAAGAAAGGAGTCATAATATGCCAGCGTTTTTATTACCTATCGTGACGGGTATCAGTAATGTATTGAGACTCCCTGCCCTTACTATTTTTTTGGGTCAACTAGCTGCAACGGTGCTTGCATGGCTCGCACAAAAGTCGGTCGTCGTGCCGCCATGTATCTAACGGTCATCGGTATCATGTTTGCCTTGGGCTTGACAACGATGGTCGCAATCAATGCCCTGCTCTCTACCATTAACTATGATTCTGTGCCGTGGCTTGAGCAGGGTTTTTCCTATTTCATTCCTAGCAATGCTGTCCCTTGTTTGAGTGTTATTTTCTCTGCTCGCGTGATTCGATGGGTTTGGGATTGGCAATTCTATGCGGTTAATAAGGCAGCGTCTTAATGGTGGCCTATTTTGTCACGGGAAAATTAGGGCTGGTAAGTCGTTAACATCAGTCGGGCGTATTCGTGACGCCTTTGAGCGTGGAGCACCTGTTGCCACTAACTTAGATATTAACCTTAAAAATATGTTGGGTCGGGACAAGAAAAATACCCGTCTATATCGCTTACCCGACAAGCCTCAACTGATAGATTTAGAGGCTATCGGGAACGGTAATACAACGTATGACGAAGCAAAAAACGGGCTGTTGGTTCTTGATGAATGTGGTACATGGTTCAACTCTAGAACGTGGAATGACAAGTCTCGTCAAGATGTGATCAACTGGTTTTTGCATGCTCGTAAACTGGGTTGGGATTTGATTTTCATTGTTCAATGATATAGCAATCGTTGATAAACAAGCGCGTCTTGCTTTAGGTGAACACTGCGTGTTTTGTCGCCGTTTGGATAGAATGAGAGTTCCTATCTTATCTGGTTTGATTAGCCTGTTAACGCTCGGACAGCTTAAACTCAAGTTTCCCAAGCTCCATATTGGTATTGTTAAGTATGGTGATAATGCCAATTCTTTAACGGTGGATAAATGGCATCTTTGGGGCTCTGACTTGTATGCCAGTTATGATACCAAGCAATCATTTTCAGATAGCTACGATAAAGGTACTTATACCGTTCTCCCTCCCTATTACACTCACGGGCGTTACGCTGTCCCCTACACTTTGAGAAATATTATGCGATTAACAAAAATACACTTTCGCAAATACTCGCGTGTGTTTGCGTTTTCTGTCGGTCTCGTTGTTGCGGCTGTTTCGACTTATTTACTTATCCCTTATTTGCCTCAATCCTTTGAGCCACAAATCACGCAAGGTGACCAAGCTAAACCTGAGATTGATTTGAAGGGATTTAAGATTGTGTCTTACATGCGTACGCCTAATGAGCCGCTTTACTTTGAGTTAGACAAAAAAGGCGTTCGCCTGACTAGCTTGCAACTCGCCTCAAGTGGATATACGTTCTCGAGTGACTCACGTTGTAATGTTCAACTGATTAAGGGGGCAAGTTATGAAACGATTACTTGCTAGTGTCCTTGTTTGTGTTCTTCTCTATTCGCCTTTTTCCACTGCGCAAGATTCGGGCGTATTTGAGGCATCGAATACACCAATTGCTGATTTTGTTGCTTGGGGTTCACGTCAATTAGGTAAGCCGATTGTTTTGGGGTTGGGCGTGTCGGGTACGGTGACGTTTTCAGCGCCTAGCCTGTCGCCTGATGAATACCCGTCATTTTTCAATTCGGTTTTGCGCTCACACGGCTATGAAGTCAATCATCGTGATGGTGTGTATGTTGTCTCCCCTCGCTCTGATACTGTGACGGTTATCGAGCCGCCAGTTGTAAAGCTGTATAGATTGGATCATGTGAGAAACACAAAGGTTGTCCCGTTACTTACGTCAACATTGGATGCGACAAAAACTCAACATGTTAATGATGCCCCTGTTAGCAATACGAGTGTTGAAATTCTGCCAACGTCTAACGCTTTGATCGTGTCTGCTTCAACTGAGCAACTAGAGCAAATTGATTTGCTGTTGTCGGGTATCGACCGACCGCAACGGCAAGTGTTTATTGAGGCAATCATTACCGAAACGGCTTTTGATGATAATCGAGAGATTGGGGTCAATATGGAGGCGGCATTTAAAAAGGCTGGCTTCATTACTAATACAGTCATTCCAGATATTGCCACTGACAATCTAATTATGTTCGAGTCTGGGGATTTCTCGGCATTGGTTAAGGCAGTCACAACCAATGAGCGCACTAAATTGCTATCGCGGCCCAATATGCTGATTATGGATAGGGAGCGCGGTTATATAACTGTGGGTCAGAACGTACCGTTTATCACGTCCAATGAAGTGACGGACGGAGGAAACACGATTCAACAAATTGAGCGTCAAGACGTGGGTGTATCACTTGAGGTAACGCCTCATGTGATTGGTGACGAAATCATATTAACCATTGCTCAAGAATCGCAATCGGTGACGAACTCCACTATCGCTGCTGACATCATTACCAACAAGCGAACCTTGCAAACGGTGGTCAAGGTAGGTAATCAGCAAACTATCGCTTTGGGTGGTCTTATCTCTAATGATGAAAGAAAGAGAGAAACAGGTGTGCCTGTCTTGAAAGATATTCCCTTATTCGGAGCGTTGTTCCGCTCCAATCGTGATGAAGTCATTCAAAAAGAACTCAAGATAGTGATTAGAACGACCATCATCTAATTTGCTCGGTCTAGCCCCCTGCAAGATAAGGGAGCGTTTGCGCGACCGAAGCACCAAGCCACCTGATAAAGTAGACTATTGAGACAATGCTGATTGGCGCGGTTAGTTTGTGACTGCTCTAGAAGATAGCCACCCTCACCTTCCTGCTAGAATTTTAAATGATTACTTCGAATAAGTGATCTGATGCAGATGGCTTAGTTTTATAAGAGCTATACTCTATAAAACAAATAAATATTGGCTGGGTTTAATATGATAAAAAAATCTGATCTTGCCCTTTGTATTTATCAATTTGGTAGTCGGTTGTTCAAGCGTACAACCTCCAATCATGGAAAAAGGAAGCTTGGAAACAGATTAACAGTGGTACAACTTTTAATGGAGATAGTTGTTCTGGATCACAAGCGCTACACTATAGCTCATTGTGTAAGGCTTATGCATTTGCCGACTATTATCGACAAAAATACGTTCAACATTCTGCAGCTTCTTATAATACCGGTTCAGTGATAGATGTATTTGCCCTTATTGCAGCGGCTTCGACTGGTTACGGTGTGGCACAAGACAAGTCAAATTGGGTAGTTGGTGGAGGCTTAGCCTTAGCGGCACTTTTAAGTGGAAAATCTTATGCTCAACCTGTATCTCGTGCAGAGCTATACTTACAGGGCGCACAGCGCATGCAATGTATTATCGATACGAGTCCGAAAGTGTTGCACTCATCCGTAACTGCAGATGATTTAAGTGAAATCAAGTCAGCTTTGAAAGTTGCCCTAGAAGAATTAAATAGTATAACGCAAAGTGATGTTAGCACTCTCACTGCATATCTAGAAACTCTAAAGGAAACTAATCAATCATTTTATGAGACTGGAATAGCTATTGTTGAATCTTTCGACACTTTAAAACGGCAATCAAACGAAATTCGACTGCATATGGAACGGGATATAACGTTGATTGATGGCTTATCTGAGCAAATTATAGTAGCGGTAAAAAGGTCTGAAATAGCGTTTAATCAGAGTTTTGTGGGCTCTGCTCCTGACTTTAATCAGTCATTAGCTATCATTCAGAACGCGATAGTTGCTAACCTATCTAATCAGACGCAAAGAGATCAGTTCAACTCACTGTTAAGTGGAGTTAATGGTGACGCGTTGACCCCCCTGCCTGAGGGGGGACAGAAGAGTATCGCCAGAAATGACTTGATACTAGAGCGAATGCAAAATGCGATTACCGCGGTTACTAATTCATATGAAATATTGAACTCTACTCTTATAAACTACACCGATGTAAGTGCAGCTTTAAAAATATGTACGTCTATTAAGTAATAGTGTGTTGTTAGATCCTTTTGCATAGTGAAGGAAAACCATCAATACGCTTTGGAACCTCTGGTTGGTCAGGTTCAATGAACCTGACCGTTCCAGTAGCAGCAAAGAAGGTTCAAAAAACACCCTCGTGTTTGATATTACCGATTAGCTTAATGTTGTAATCACTTTTTTGTTGGACATGTATTGTGTGTCGCAAAAGGTCGTCCTTCTATCACACTGTATTGCTTTACTGCGATTTAAAACAATGAAACAACGTTATTTTTACCATCTTCATCGTAAGGCTTTTCAAGTTGATGTTTAACCTCGCCATTTACTAGCGCAACGAATAACTTGTGCTCTAAGTAGACACCTAACACATAGTGATTACGTGGTATTACATAGCTTTGTACTAGCCCTTCCTCATCACTGCATATTGAGGAAATGCCAAGTAACTTGACCTTGCTCAGTCCAATAAGATTATCAATTTCAATGAAACCACCGAACGGAGCACTTTTTGAGCTTCCAGACTTGAGCCGTGCATCTACTTGGCCATCATTGAACTTACTTGGATTGACAGCGCCGCTAGCGTTTATTCTACTAAATCGCCCGCATGTACTAACTGAGATAGAGCGAAACATAAGGATTTCTCGATATACTGTTTATCTATACAGTGTATCGCCATTTTGGGAGTTGTCGAGATTAGGTGAACTTTTCGGCTGAAAAGCACCCCGTATAGTAATACGGGGTGAAAGTATTCCAATTTAACTGTATGTAGTTATGCCTAGCATTTTACTGATAGTATGTTATTGACTTATCAGCTTTTGTAAGGGATTACATGATAAAACTAACTATAGCGCTTATCTGTGTCGGCTTCGTTCTATATAAGTTCTTATATGATGCTAAGACAGGAAAACCTAGGCGTCAGAAATTTGAGGAACGTGTAGAAACTACCTCAAAGAAGATCAGTTCTCGAAAAGAAAAGAAAAAAATTCGTTTGGCTGAGCATGACTTTATGCCTCTTACCCAGTTAAAGAAGTGATAAAAGATCATGTTGAGCACAAAAAGATAACGAGTTTATGTTCAGAGAATGAACGAAAATTTTTTGTCGTGTTAAGAAGTGTTTTACCGGATGAGTACATCATTCATTGTCAGACTTCATTGCTAGCAGTTGTAAAACCAGTCAACTTTAAAGATATGTCACGGACTTGGGCCAAGCGTGTAGATTTTGTGGTTACCGATGCATACACAAATATAGTTGCTGTAATTGAACTTGATGACTCCTCTCACAATAGTGAAAAGCGAAAAAAACGGGATCACTATGTAGATCATGCACTTGTAGGTAACCATCCTTTGATTCGTTATAAAGCTAGCTTCTCCTATACCGAACAGGAAGTTATTGCGAAATTGAAAAACGAAACAACACTTTTGGTTTAGTCAGTGTGATGTTCGATAAACAAACTTTCAAAACTGTGATAATGTAACTCCATGAATAAAAACAATATATAGATTTATGGTCAACATTGAGAAAATCGTTCGTCAGATGAAACAGGGTCAAACAGGGCCGTATCTTTGCGTTGGCGACGATGGTCATCAATACATCGTCAAAGGTCCAAACACTACCTACGCGGGGTTAATACATGAATGGGTATGTGGGAAACTGGGTCAACATATTGGCTTGCCGATTCCAGAGTTTGACACCGCATACATAGTCGGTGATTTAATCGAATATGATAGTTATCAGCTGACTGAAGGTGAATGGTTCGCGTCCAAGTACGAAAAAAACATTCAGGATGTCCCTTTTCAAGCCCTTAACACATTGGATTATTCGTTATTGAAGCTGTTATTTCTCTTTGACTATTGGGTAAAAAACGGTGACAGAACCTTAACTAATCACGGTGGAAACCCTAATTTGTTTATCGGGCCAGACGTGAGTTCGTGTTTCGTTCTGGATCATAATCTAGCATTTGATTGCGACTATGATATTGATATTATGAAACATCTTCATCTAGGCAAGGAAGCATGGTTCGCAGAACAATTGAGTCTTCTGGACAAGACAGACTATACTGACCGTATGGATAAGGCATTGGAACGTCTTGATGATATCCTTGAATCAGTGCCTGACGAGTGGCTTGAACAATGCCATGACGATAGTATTCTGGATAGCATTCGAGTAGTATTACACCGCATTCATGAACCTGAATTTTGGGAGGGTATAAAATGAAAAAGTTAGTCCGATTTTCAGTAGTACGTTTTATGCCTTTTACTGAGACACAAGAGTTCGCGAACGTTGGTATTGTTTTACACGTGCCTAAAGATGGTACTGTGTTATATAAGCTGGCGGGCAAACGTTTTGGACGAGTATCTCAATTCTTTGATGACCTAGACGGTTGTCTATACTCAAATGCTATTCAGATGTTTGAAGCTGAATTAGATCGCATCAAAGAATTTACTCATGACATCAGCGGTAAAGCGCTTGTGAGCATCATGGATGAAGTAACAAGGCAGCGAGAAGGTTTTCTTACCTACAGTGAGACATCTGCATTACTGACTAAAGAAGACCCCGAACTTGTGCTAGAACAGTTATTTCAGCAGTATGTAGCTCGAAATTTCAATACGAAAGAGCATAGAGAAACTATTCTTGTTCGCCAAATAAAACGACAGCTAGACAGCATTACCAAGTATAGATTCACCAAAGACAAATTAAGCGCTGATTACATGTCTTTTGAATTGCCTCTTGTAGCGACTGATAATGTTATAACTAAAGCGATTAAGCCGTTGAGTTTTATCAGAACACTCCGTTGAAACTAGTTGATCATGGTGAAAGGTGGATTTCTAGAATTAAACATTTGATCAACTCTGAGACGATCGAGCCCTCAAACTTCTTGTTCGCTGTAGAAAGCCCCGACTTTAAAAACAAGAACTTGAAGATGGCTTATAACTCTCTAACAGACCAAATGTCTGAGTTAGGTGTCAGCGTTTACGATGCTTCAGATATCACAAATATTGGTAAATTCGCAGTATTTGAATCAGAGAAAGCAGAAAACTTCCAGTTGACCTAATAAGGGATTAGTAGCCAGGCTTTAAGCCTGGCTTTTTTATGAAGTTATTTATAGCCGATACTTGTTAAGTGCTCTAGCCGTTTTTATCACTTTTTGAACTTGTCCTTAGTTCTAGCTCACTACCAATTTCGACTAGGGCCGCTCCAACTAAAATTTGAGATGGCGATAACCTTTGGCCTGTGGGCAACACAAGCTTTCCGTTTTCAAGTTTAAAATCTTGCCAATAATCCGAATGAGCCCGACTGTGTTTGAATACAGACGCATTAAACGTCTACACTCTTTCGGAATCTGATTTCCATTGTCCCACCCCTTGACCGTCATCACACTTTTAAAACAAAGTTCAGCGGTTTCCTCTATGCTCAAACGGCACTTGAACTCACGAAAAATATAGTTTTTCGTCATGTCGTTGTATCTCATGTGCATCCCTCACAAAAGTGAGGGTTTTACAATGTGACTTTGATTCAAGGAAACTATTGATATGTAATAATTTATTTAACGCAAGGTCAAATAATGCGCAGTTAATGATAGATGAATCAGCAAGTGTTAGAGAGGTATAATTATCTAGGTAAGATAGCTGGCAAGCACTGGAACTATCACACTCACAACGGCAATCGAAATACTTAACCACGCTAATTTTATTGTTCGGTGAAATCTAGCGCGATCTTCTATGGATACGATCACTTGCTCATATCTGTTGAAGCTATCCAGGCAAACTTGTCGTGCTCTTCCCACGGTCTCAACGTTGTTTTGCTTGATAGTCAGCAAAGCAATATCAGTATGGTAGTAAGATTCAATACTGCCTACATAGTGTTTTTCGAGTCCCTCAATTGTGCATAGGTAATTGGAATGTTCTACCCTAGCTTTCTGGCGGTCTGAGCCTTTTTTTGTTGATGAGAGTATTTGTGTTGCTGTTAATGTCTTTGGACAATTCCAAATAGGAATTGACCAAAGTGTTCATGTCTATCTGTCGTTCCTTGACCATGTATATTCCTAACTGTTGACTATTTGTACCGGGATTTGTCTAGAAAGCGTGCTTTAGATAGTCAGTAATCGCATCTGAAACTTTTTCTGTTACAGTGTTCAACAGAAATCGTTTACTGGCTTCATCAGTACCTGCAGCAGCCATTGTGCCATAGTCATCACGAATCAACATTTCTGGTGACTCCTCCCCAAGACCAAACATGACGTTCGTACTCATCGCATAACCAGTGTGAGTCTTGTTCATATTTGTTAGCTCGATACAGTTTACACGAACGTACAAAAACAACTCTTTTCCTTCATCAGGTTTAAGTCTTGCTCTTAGAAACTCACCTTCAAGTTTGTTGTCGAGTTCTTCTTGCGAGAATGGACATGCTTTAGCGACATAATCGCTATACAAACCTAACATTGGAACGTCATCAGCTGACACTAAATTCGGGTATAAAACAGAAGACAAAGCTAGCAAAAATATATGTATTGATTTCATTATGTGTAGTCATAGAACGAATGAGCTAATGATTTTATCAATAGAATCGAACTGAAAGTGTCCCTATGTCAA